TAAATAGCATCAATAGCAAAACACCAGAATTAAAATCTGGATTGTCGCCTGTGTTAGCACAAAACTTTACTAAAAAAATCAGAGAGCCATTTCAATCTTGGCCCAATAGCAATTGGACTCCTGTAACAGGAACAGGTGATATCATTCAGCTTGATGGTAACAGTGTTGGAGCAAGTTATCTGGTAATATCAAAAGACCCACTAACAGCAAATACCTCATCTATTATAACTAGTACAGATACATTTAGTATGCCTTTTGATTTGAGTGCAGGTCTTCATCTGTCCCAGCGTGTTTTAGGCTCAGAATTTTCAATGGAACTTGTGTCTACCGAGACACCCATTACCTTCGGTGATCTGGCCATTGCATCGATACAGCAAACGACCACAGTACTGACAGTAACAACAATAGCAAATCATAATTTAGCGCCTGGAATGCGTGTTGGTATATATGGCGTCAGCGATAGTAGGTTTAATTACCCTGCTTTAGTAGTAGCATCTATTCCATCCCCAACTCAGTTTACTACCACAGCTGGTCCGGGTGGTAATATACCATCAGTAACTGCCGGCCCCTTCACTAGTGGATTTGTGAATTTACGATCTGCTATGGGAGGCGCTCCCAATGGCACAAGTATCATATTTGAAAACGTCACAGTCACTCAGGCAAGTTTCTATGCTAAAACTGAAGGAGGTGATGTAGCTCCACTGGGCGGTACGTTAAATGGCAATCATTCAGTAACCGTAGGAACTACTGCAAGCGCCCCAGCAATATCATCGCCTAATACATATTCATTCAGGCCAACCAATGAATACCGTGCATCTGTGTATGCTGACCGGCTACAGTGGAGTGATGCTGTAATTGATACCACTGCTCAAAGTATAAGTCGAGTACAACCAGTACAAGTTGTACCTAGCTTGGATCAAATATATAGAATTCGGTTTCGCAATGTAAACAGTCCTGCCCTAACTGTTCCCGTAGCACAGATAGTAAGTGCAGTTAAAACAGGAACTACTACCGCCACGATTACAACTGCTGTTCCTCATGGGTTAACTATCGCAGATGTTATAAACATATACGGTATTAACAACCAAGCAGCAACTGCATTTCCTAACTTAACCGCCGCGACTGCGATAGCAAGCATAATTGATTCTACTACTTTTACTGTGGTTATTGGTACCGCAGCAACAGTAACTTCTTATGGTGGTTATGTATCCCGTGTTCAGGGTGGTGTGACTCAACCGGGGGCAATTGCTCAAGTAATACAATCATTTACTCGTTCAAATAATATCATAACAGTGGTAGGGACTGCTGCTTGGGCAGGTTTGGTAATAGGAGACTATGTAAATATCGTGGGGGTCCGTGATATAGTAACTGGAGATACATTGGGTGTTGATGGAGCATATCGTGTCCGCAGTTTTGCCACAACTTCTCTTGAACTTGAGCCAATCGGAACTACACCAACAGGTGCTAATATTACAACAACCAACACAGGTGGGGGTGTAATCAAACGAACTGATCTTCGTATTAGTTATGTCAGATTGTTCGAAATATCTAGATTGCGCGTAGAATCATTACCGAGGCCGGCATCAGATCAAGCAAGCGCCTTCCCAGTTGTATTACAAGGTGGTTCAACTGCTGTAACAGGCACACTAACTGGTGTAACCACAGTAACAACAGTTACTACTGTTACTGGTGTAACAACTGTGGCAGCGATTACCTCAGCTAACCTAGGTATACCAGGTACTATTGCCGACGTAGCTTCCGCCGCACTCACATCTACTGCCACGGTCGCGGCTATTACGCCCACATTTGGTATTTCATATGAAGTAAACATTCCAGTTACTACAGTAACTGGAACTAACCCAACACTAGACGTTTCCATTGAGGAAAGTGATGATTCTGGCACAAACTGGTATAAAGTTTATGATTTCCCAAGAATAACTGCAACTGGTATATATCGTAGCCCAACAATTCAACTTACAGGTAATCGTGTTCGTTATGTTCAAACAGTGGGCGGAACAACGCCTTCATTTACCCGCGCAATTAATAGGCTGCAAAGTTCCTATCCAGCGCCAATGCTAAGACAACTTATTGACCGTAGTATTATTCTGACAACGCTCAACTCGGTCACACCTTCGTTATTGGCATCACAATTTGGCAATCAAGTAAAGTTGGTAGTTAACGTAGGTGCAATTACGACTACTGCCCCACAATTACAACTTGAGGGTTCAGAGGACAATGGTCTTACTTGGACATCTATTGGTTCACCATTAACTGCAATCGCATCTTCTACAGTATCAGTAAACGTTTCGGGTCAAAATTGGCAGCTACTGAGAGCCCGAGTATCTGTCGCAGGGGTAGGGGTGACCGCAGGGTTTGTATTAATCAAATCACACGATTAATGAGTAGTCTGGTTGTAGAATGAGTTGAAAGTTCTACAACTAGTTTACGCCTCTACCTAAATTAATACCACCCCCTATTATAGCGCTAAATAACACATGAACAATATTTTTCAACACGATTATGAGTCTAGACTTAAATCTTGGTATGATCTTAGACTTGCTCTAAAAAACCAAAATATTAAAGATGTATGTGTTCAAACAGATAGTTGGTGGCAGTATGCTCCACTAGTTAACCATTATCTACACCCAGTAGATGTGTCTGTTTGGCCTAATCCTTGGGAATTATTGGTAGAAAATTCTTATTGTACTATTGCTAGAGGTCTAGGAATATGTTATACTCTATTATTATTGGGCATAGATAATATAGAATATAATTTGGGTAAAAATGATATGGGCGAGGATGTGGCTATAGTCATCGTTGATAACGCAAAATACACACTTAATTACTGGCCAGATTCAGTAATAAGTACTTCTCTACTAGATTTTAAATTCAGTATTTCTATAGATATAGCACAGATAAAAAATAAATTATTAGGTTAACAATATGAAAATTATGGTCACCAAACGGAATGGTACAAAAGAGCCCCTTGCATTAGAAAAATGGCAAAATCATGTGGCTAAAATTTGCCAAGGTATATCTGATGTTAGCCCATCGATGGTAGAAGTCAAAGCGCACCCAAACTTTTATGATGGTATTACTACCGAAGAAATCGATGGAATCACTCTTCGCGCAATTGTAGATTTGATCGACGTTGAAACTAATCCAGATGTAGGCCATACCAACTACCAATATGTAGCGGGAAAACACAGATTATCTATGCTGAGAAAAGATGTATATGGACGGTATGCTGTACCAAAACTATATGAAGTTATAAAGGCAAATGTAGCTACGGGGTTATACACCCAAGAATTGTTAGAATGGTATACTGAGGCAGATTGGGATCGCATGGATGCTATGTTAGACCATGAAAAGGATGAGCAGTATAGTTATGCCGCAATTGAGCAATTAATCGAAAAATATCTAGTAAAAAATCGTAGCACAAAGAAAATCTATGAAACCCCGCAAATCCGGTACATTGTAGCCGCCGCCACAGTGTTTCACAAAGAAGAACCAAATAATGCTCGTATGCGATATATTAAAGAATATTACACCGCTGCCAGTGATGGTCTTTTTACATTGGCTACTCCTGTCCTTGCTGGGTTAGGTACACCCACTAAGCAATTTTCATCTTGTGTTCTTATTCGTAGTGATGATAATCTCGACAGCATCTTTGCTTCAGGCGAAATGATGGCCAAATATGCTAGCAAGCGTGCTGGCATTGGGTTAGAAATTGGTAGATTGCGCCCATTGGGCTCTGCTATTCGGGGCGGGGAAATTATGCATACAGGGATGGTGCCATTCTTAAAAAAATGGTTTGGGGATTTAAGGTCTTGCTGTGTTACTCCAGATACCTGGGTAGAGGTACTAGACGAGAACAGTGAAGATGACGTTCGATGAATTAGTCGATGAATTCCACAGACGCATTCAATCAAACTCACATAGATTTTTGAAGCGCCTGCATTTGGAGTTTATCAGTGTGATGAATAATTCACCTGAATTATCAAATTTTTCCACAATTGACGAAAAGGTGTGGGCGTTAAGGAATAAACAACAAACTAGGCCCATGTGTTACTGTGGGAACCATACGAAGTTTCATTTAAATTCAGGAAAGTACCATATATTTTGTAGTAGTTCTTGCTCAAGAAAAAATCCAGTGACACTAGAATGCCGGAATGAAAAGCGCCTTGCGTCTGGTGCCGTGGAAAAAATACAAGAAACTATTGCTACTAGGTACAGCAAAGAGAAAATAAAACAATTGCGTCAGGAGGGCGTTTACAATAAGTTTGGGGTCAATAATTATTTCGCAACACCTGAAAGTAAGATTAGAAATAAGGAACACAATCTCAAAAACTATGGTGTCGAATACTACACCCAAACTGATGAGTATAAAACAAAGAGCCGCAATACTTACCGTTTACGATATGGTGTTGATCATTATTCCCAGTCTGAAACTGCCAAAGAATTTGCAAAAATTCGATATCTGGCTGATCAACAAGATCGCCTGCATAGCTATGGGGTGGGGCATACCAGCCAAATTAAAATCTCCAATGTTCTTCCTTTGATTGAGAATCCAGACTGGTTGTACGAGCAGTATATTACGCACAATAAATCAACACAGCAGTTAGTTGATGAACTGGGTATTTCTGCGACCACTGTATTAAATTATTTAAGAAAACATGAAATTGGTATAAAATATAATTTTGGTTATTCACATCGGTGCATCCAGTGGATAGAATCTATAACCAATACCCAGGGGATTGATATCCAGCACGCACTAAATGGGGGTGAATATGTTATTCCAAATACTAAGTATAGAGCGGATGGGTATTGCGCGGCCACCAATACCATATATGAATTCCACGGCGATATTTGGCACGGTAATCTAGCAGTGTTTAGAGAAACAGATCAACCAAACCCATTTTCAAACCTAACTGCCAAAGAATTGTATGAAAAAACATTAAAAAAAGAAAACTATATTAAGGATATGGGATACAACTTAGTTGTAATGTGGGAAAATGATTGGATTAATAAACAAACAGTTAATAGAAAATTCGTTCAAGATTTCTTGTTGGCATCCAATGGTAATTTAAATGCCAGGGCTCTGGAAAAACATAGTGTAACAAAAGAACAGGCATACCAATGTTATCATGATTTATTAGGCCCACGACTGTGCCAAGAATGCCAAGCACCAACTACCTTTATTTCTTTTAAAAAGGGGTACACGACCTTTTGCTCAAAATCATGCGTGTCTAACAATAAAGATGTAATGGGTAAAAAGACATCAACATTAATCAGAAATTATGGGGAAGATGGGTTTAAATCGGCCGAGATTCAAACTAAAAAGAAAAACACCTCTATAATTAATTATGGTGTACAGCATCCGCGACAAAACACTGAATATGTAAATGCCCAAAGGCAAAAGTTTTTAAAGGAATATGGTATTGCTAATCCAGCGAACACAGAAGAAGCCAATAAAAAACGAATTACGACTAACCTAGAGAGATATGGAACAGTAAACCCAGCATCAAACAAAGAAGTATATTCTAAAATAGTATCTACTAACATAGAAAAATATGGGGTAAGTACAGCATTACTTTTACCCAACAATAGAATTAGTGCCCTTTCTGCTAGGAAAGACATAAACATTTATGATAAACTTGATGATGCTCAGTGGTTAGAAGAAAACAAAAATGTACCTTCGCCAGTTCTAGCAGAAAGTTTGGGTATTGCTTGGTCAACTGTGCTCAAATATTATAAAAAACATAATATAACCCGCCCACATATTACAATATCTAGCTTCGAACTAAAGTTAATTGATTTTTTAAAAGAACACAATCTCCATCATATTAGCAGTGATCGAACTGTACTTGATGGGAAAGAGATAGATATATATCTTCCGGAATTTAAAATAGGATTAGAGATTGATGGGTTATATTGGCACAGTGAACATTATATCAAAGATAAGTACTATCATGCAAAAAAAAGTAACCTGGCATTAGAAAAGGGTATTCAACTGATTCATATAACAGACTATGAACTATCTAACCAATTTGAAATTGTAAAAAATAGGATTTTGGCAAAATTGGGAAAACAACGCAAGGTTTTTGCTAGGAAATGCGTTATCGTACCAGTTAAATCAGTAGATTACGAATCATTCATGGTGCAGCATCACATTCAAGGTTCTGCTCCAGCTTCAGTGAGAATTGGATTAAAATATGAAAATGAATTAGTCGCAGTAATGTCATTTTCTAGGGCTAGATATAATAGAAATTATGAATGGGAATTAATTCGGTATGCAACTCAACATTCAGTAGTGGGTGGGGCATCAAGATTATTTTCGCACTTTACATCAACTGTGCTCCCTAAATCAGTTATCAGTTATGCAGACCTAAGATGGAATACAGGTGATGTATACGCCAAGATAGGCATGACATTAAGTCATACAACTACGCCCAATTATTGGTATATTGAAAATGGGCGGCTGGCGCATAGGACAAAATATCAAAAACACAAACTTAGAAAGTTATTGTCTCTATATGATGATAGTCTAAGTGAATGGGAAAACATGAAAAATAACGGGTATACTCGGTATTGGGATTGCGGTAATAAAGTATTTACGTGGAGTAATTAAATGGCAAAAACTAAAAAGATTCAAATTAAAGACCTAGTAGTGGGCATGAAGATTAAAACTATGACTGAGAAGGGGTTTGTTGTCTTTAAAGAAGTCACTAACAAATGGGACACTATCGTCAAACATGATGATCAAGTTCGATTGGAATTTCAAAACGGAGTAATACTGAACTGTTCGATTAATCATCCTATAATGGTTTGGTCAGATTCAGGTTCCTTCGTACAAAAGAAACCACAGGAACTTACAGTAGAAGATCGGGTGCTCACAGAAATTGGATTCACTAAATTATTGGTTGCTCATACCAATCAACAAAACGATCTGGGATATATTGATATCACAGTAGAAGATACTCATACTTTCTTTGCCTCGGCAAGCGCCGAAGGCCCTATGGTGTTAACTCACAACTCCCAAGGTGGTATTCGTAATGCTAGCGCAACAATTACCTATCCCATCTGGCATTACCAGTTTGATGATTTGATTGTATTAAAGAATAATCAAGGTACTGAGGAAACTCGTGTTAGGCACATGGACTATAATGTAGTATTATCAGCATTCTTTTGGCGCAGGTTCAAAGAGCAAGGTAATATTACATTCTTTGATCCCAATGAAGTTCCTGACCTGTATGAGGCATTTTATAGCGACATTGATTTATTTGAGACCCTATATGTAACATACGAAAAACGCACTGATATTCGAAAGAAAACAATGAGTGCTGAGGAAGTATTCAAGGGCGGAATACTAAAAGAAAGAACTGACACAGGTAGAATATATTTAACATATATCGACAATGTTCAGCGACAGGGCCCATTTGATACGAAGGTTGATCCTATATACCAAAGTAATCTTTGTTGTGTAACCGGTGATACACAAATTACTTTCCAGCACGAGAATGGAGACATTGAACAAATGTCTATGTCTAGTGCCGTTGAGAGATTTGAGCTAGGAGCCCTGACTAACTCAAAAATTAAAAGTTTTAAGAACGGCGAAGTTTCCTGGGAAAATGTGTCTGCGGCAATCAAAACAAAGTCAGTTACTGAACTATACGAGATTGAAGACGAAACTGGGAATGTTTTACGCTGCACAGGCGATCATCGGGTCTTCACTAAGAACAGAGGATATGTTAGGGCTGATGAATTAGTAGAAACTGACGAGTTATGTATTGAAAAATAATGAACAAAGAAAAATTGCAGCCGAACACTCATCAAAACATCGTTGGTATAACAACGGCGAAAAAAATGTTAGGGTTACTAACGAAGAAGAATTTTGTAAAAACAATTCAGAATACAAATTAGGAAGAATTAGCGTATGATTAAAATTAGAAAGATTGCAGTAGAGCCAACTGATGTATTTGACATATCAGTCCCTGAAACAAAGTGTTTCTTTGCCGACAACATTCTTGTCCATAATTGCGAGATACTTTTGCCCACAAAAAGTTTTAAAAGATTAGATGATGATACCGGCCGAATATCCCTATGTACATTGGGAAGCATTAATTGGGGGAGTTTTAGACACCCAGAAGATATGCGCCGAGCCTGTAGAATCTTACACCGTAGCCTCAATAACATACTTGATTATCAAGATTTCTTATCTATCCAGTCTAAATTAAGCAATGATGAGATTCGTCCATTGGGCATTGGAGTTACTAATTTGGCGTATTGGCATGCCAAGCGGGGCCTAAAATATGGGAATCAAGACTCACTTCAAGAAGTAAAATCTTGGATGGAACATCAAACCTTTTATTTGACTGAAATGTCTGTTGAACTTGCCGAAGAACGGGGAAAATGTTTGAATAGTGACCAAACTAGATATGGTAAGGGTATTTTTCCCTGGGAACTACGCGCCAACGGGGTCAATGACTTAGCCGATTTTACTCCGGAATTAGATTGGGAGCCTCTGCGGGCCCGCATGATAATATCAGGGGTACGTAATGCTACAAATTCCGCTATCGCGCCCGTGGAAAGTTCCTCAGTAGTTATTAACTCGACTAACGGTATAGAAATGCCGATGTCTTTGATTTCAGTAAAAGAAAGCAAAGCAGGATCATTTGTACAAGTAGTTCCTGAGTATCATAAATTGAAATCAAAGTATCAATTAATGTGGGACCAAAAGGACTGTGCTGATTATTTGAAAACAGCGGCTGTGTTAGCGGCCTATGTTGATCAAAGTATTTCGGTGAATACTTTTTATAATCCAGCACATTTTCCGGACCGTAAAATACCAACTACCCTAATCGCTAAAAACCTAATGGAAGCACATCGTCTCGGAATCAAGACCTTCTATTACAGTTTGGTGAATAAACAAGGAAGTAAATCACTTAAAGAAGATTACCCATCTGAAACACTAGAGCCTATTAATTTTGACGAAGAAGATGGCTGCGAGTCGTGCAAACTTTAATAAGCAAATAGTAAATATTATTGTTTTATGATAAATAATAGTATGAATTATAAAAAGCACTATGACAAATTAGTTGACCGCAGTCGCAATAGAATGTTAGATGGATATGTTGAAAAGCATCATATTGTTCCAAGATGTCTTGGAGGTGCAGATGATACAAGTAATATTGCTATTCTTACTCCAGAAGAACATTTTTTAGCACATCAACTGTTGATTAAAATGTATCCAGGGAATAGAGATTTGATTTATGCTACTCAATTAATGACGACGCATCACACTAACGTAAGAATTAACAATAAGTTATTTGGTTGGTTGAGAAAACAATGTGCATTAGCCATGTCAACTCAAATGAAAGAATATCAAAGAATACATGGGCACCCAAGGGGAATGGCAGGTAAAAAACATACAATAGAATCTAATGCACAAAGGTCAGTGTCTTGTAAAAAAGCAATGATTGAATTAGTTGGTGTAAAAGTTTATGCTTACCATTTAGATGGTAGTTTTTATAAAGAGTATGCAACGCTAACAGATTGTGCAACAGATTTACAAACTAGTGCATCTAATGTGAAATACACTGCTGAGAAAAAATTTACACATTGCAAAGGTAAACAAATTCGGTATGATTTTGTAGAATCTATACCACCAAGGAAAAGTCGATTAGATGGGGTTAAAAAGTACAAATTAACTTGCCCGCATTGTGATAAAGAAGGAAGAGGTCCGGCAATGAAACGATTCCATTTTGATAGATGTAAAGAATTTAAAGGAAACAAATGAACAGCGTAGAAAAGAGCTGGGCCCGGGCCACTGGGCACTTGATGGGTGAGTCCGATCATGACCGCCCAGATGTGCCAATCCTCACTTTGCGAGAAGCCCGAATAGCCTTGTTTTTCAAAACATTTTGGGTTATAATACATGTTATAACCTGCGGCTTCATTATAGCCAACACAATTAGACACTGGAACAATTAAATGTTAGAAACCTGTTGTGATATATTAGTCGATGCGTACAAACGCAATTGGATAACCAGTAGAGATGGCAACATCTCTATTCGTCATCACGACCGTGATCACTTCTATATCACACCGTCGGGCGTGCGTAAGCAGACAATGCAACCGGATCAATTCAAAAAGATTGGCATTGAGAAAGGTTACTATGACCAACCTCCTCGATCATATCATGTAAGCAAAGAATTAGTGTATACTGATATTAGCAAAAATCTAAAGCCTAGGGGAGAACTTCCACTACACTTTGGACTGCAAAAAGAAATGGGGCAACACAAGGATGATGTACGAGTAGTTGTGCATGTTCATCCGACCTATTGTATTGCAGCCATGCATGCTGGTATTGATTTGAGTACAATCAGTGATAGTTTTCCAGAACTCAATCGTTACACAAGGGTAGCACCCAATGTAGGAGATGTAGCACCCATCAGTCAAGAACTTGCTGATGCATGTCATTGCAATTTGGAATTAGACTCAGCAGGCAATATCAAATTTGATATTGTAGGTATCAAGGGACATGGGGTTGTGGCCATTGATGAATGTAATTGCAGCCAAAGCACAGTGCTTTTATGAAGCACTACAACCTGATTTCAAATTATACGCAAAACAAATTAAGATTAACGCGCAAGCAATGGCACAGACTTTTTTGGATACAGGGGTTGATGTGGTAAGTGGTGGAACTAAATCGCATATGTTTACGTTAGACCTTCGTAAAGAACACCTAAGTGGTCGACAATATGCGGATTTACTTGAAACACACGGTATTACAGTTAACAAGAATGGAGTTCCAGGTGAGACTAGGAGTTTTGTAGAAACATCCGGCGTGCGTATTGGAGTAGCTGCCGAAACTACTAGGGGACATGATGCTCAATGGTTCCAAGAGCTTGCTAAACGTATGATAACTATCTTGAGGACTACATAATGCTAGAAACGATTTGCGAAATATTAACCGACGCTTACAATAGAAATTGGATTACTAGCCGTGATGGTAATATCAGCATGCGCGACCGAGCCCATGATTATTTCTATATAACCCCCAGTGGTGTTAGAAAGCAAACCCTACAACCCGACCAATTTAAAAAAATTGGGATTAGCCGGACTATACGAAGCGGAATGGGCACTGCAAATTTCAATTATACTTGTAATGAAATGCCGTATACTGATATCAGCAAAAACTTAAAGCCCAGTGGTGAATTGCCCCTACACTTTGGATTACAAAAAGAAATGGGAAGCAATGATATACGGGTTGTAGTTCACCTTCATCCAACATATATTGTTGCTGCTATGCACGCGGGAATAAAACTAGATGAATTGGTCAATGACTTTCCAGAACTAAGTCGGTATACCCGAGTAGCACCCAGTGTGGGTGTAGTAGCACCAATATCTGAAGAATTGGGTACCAAATGCCATGAACATTTGGGACTTGACTCAGATGGAAATATGCTATATGATATCGTAGGTATCAAGGGCCACGGCGTTGTTTCTATAGATACTAGTCCATGGCGTGCTTATGAACACCTAGAACGGCTTGAACATGTTTGTCGTATAGTTTTAGCATCAGGAAAATATTAAATGACGTCAAGAATAGATTTCAATGAAACTTGGTTAACAGAAATGCCAACGGGATTGGGATCATTCGATACCTATGACATGCTAGAATACAACATCAAAGATTTAGTTAATAATGGGGCAGTGCCCGCAGATTTAGGAAACGGTATTAAAAAAATTGATTTATCGCAAACCCTGACTTATTGGCATGAAGATAAAAATGGTACTATATTATTGGGAGTAGAGCTAGATAAAAAACCCCAGGGGCTTATTGTTAGGTTAACAGGAAAGAATCCAAGATACAGAGGAAAGTCTCCTTATGCTAGCGAATTGTACCAATTTATTTTACGAGATAATAAAACAAAAAGTATACGATTATTGAGTGATGAATCTTTGAGTGACGAAGGAAAACAAATTTGGGATAGATTATTTTCTATGGGACTAAATGTATCAGTATACGACCGTGAATCCGCTGGAAAATCTTTTAAGACTTTTAAAACAAAAGAAGAAATGGATAGCTATTTTGAATTAGACAATACGGATTTTAAAAGATACCAATATGTGTTGTCTGAATCGGGAGAAATGTTAGCTGAAACTAGAAGCTATTTTAATACACGCCGGATGAGGGAACTAATACCGGGATTACTATGAACCGCGCGATCTTAGTCGTGTGGGAATTTCCCAGCAAGATATAAATTAATGAGGAATCAAAATGTCAAAACAACAGTATAACTTAGCAACAAAGACTGACTATTTAAGTCGTAAGATGTTCTTAGATCCAGCCGGGCCGGTCACAATCCAACGGTTCGAAGAGGTTCGATACCCCAGAATTGCCGACTTTGAGCAAACAGCCAGGGGGTTCTTTTGGATTCCGGAAGAAATCGGCCTGACTAAAGATTCATCCGACTTTAAAGATGCTAGTGATGCAGTAAAACACATATTTACTAGTAATCTACTTAGACAAACTGCATTAGATAGTTTGCAAGGTCGAGGGCCCAGCCAAATTTTTACACCAGTTATTAGTCTTCCGGAACTAGAAGCACTAGTATACAACTGGACTTTTTTTGAAACGAATATTCACAGCCGTAGCTATAGTCACATTATTCGTAATATCTATAATGTACCCAAAGAAGTATTCAATACTATTCACGATACAACTGAAATTGTAGAAATGGCAAGTTCAGTGGGAAAATACTATGATTATTTACACAAACTAAATTGCCAAAAAGAAATTGGAGAACTATTAGTAAGTGAACATGAGCATATAAAAGCTATTTGGCTAGCACTCAATGCTAGTTATGCGCTAGAAGCGTTCCGCTTTATGGTAAGCTTTGCTACTAGTCTAGCAATGGTCGAGAACAAAATATTTATTGGTAATGGTAATATTATAAGCTTAATTCTACAGGATGAAATTCTCCATAAAGAATGGACTGGATTCTTGATTAACCAAGTAGTCAAAGAAGATCCTAGGTTTATTAAAGCTAAACAAGAATGTGATCAAGAAGTATATCAACTATACATGGATGTTATTAATGAAGAAAAACAATGGGCAGATTACTTATTTAAAAAGGGCCCTGTTATTGGATTAAACGCGAGCATTCTTAGAGATTTTGTAGATTATACTGCCAATGCAGCACTTAAAGCTATAGGTGTAAGATATAATCAACCAGCACCAAAAACAACCCCTATACCTTGGTTCAATAAGCATTTGAATAGTTCCAATAAGCAGGCCGCGCTCCAAGAGACGGAATCCACGAGCTATGTTATTGGTGCAATGTCGGCTGAGTTAAATTATAATGAATTACCCAACATTTAATTTTTGTGCGTGTGCAAGTAAGATTAACGATGAGCCATAATACCCATGTGAAATGCGCCGTAAAGGATTAGCTACTTCGTTTGATGCTTGGACCGAAGAAATCAAAAAACTAGAAAAGATGTTTGAAAACGATTCTGATTAACAAAATTTAGGAGAATATATGAATACAGTAGTTTGGAGTAAAGAAAATTGTGTATATTGCGTCAAGGCTAAAGCATTATTAGAAAGCAATGATATTCAATATGAAGAAAGGCAAATTGGGGAACTTTGGACCAAAGAACAATTGCTGGAGGACGTGCCTACAGCAAGAACAGTACCCCAAATATTCCTTGATGGAAAATATATTGGGGGTTATATGGAGCTATTAAATACACTGCTACCCAATAGGAAATAATATGGAAATTACATTCACAGCAAATCAAGTACTCACTCTCAAAATGTCTTCGGGTGAGGAAATTATCGCAAAAATAATAGCGCAAGAGGGCGACTTTCTAGTTATAGAAGAACCAGTTGCTATTGGACAGGGGCCCAAAGGTATTGGTTTAGTGCCAGCATTGTTTACCGCTGAGCCAGGCAAAAAAGTTAGACTAAATACTAATAACATAAACTTTATCGCAGAAACAGATGACCCAGTAAAGCTAAAATATTTAGAAGCCACGACTGGGTTGACTGTACCCGAAAAGAAATTGATTTTAGGTTAAATATGCCAGCACTATCCCGTAAAGGAGATACCAATTCAGCTGGGGGCAAAATTAAAAAAGGTGCCCCCACAGTGTTTGCCAACGGTAAGCCAGTGGGGTTACATGTGAGCGAAATAACCCCTCATCATCCATGGAAACCTAGCAAAAGACACCAACCACACAAAGACGCTAAAACTACTAAAGGTAGTAGCACTGTGTTTGCTGATGGTAGCCCTGTGTTATACGTGGGATCAGGTGTAAGTTGTGGGCACCCTATCACTACAGGCAGCCCGGATATTTTCGTGAAATGAGTGATACCGGCAAACAAAGCGCATTGGGAATAAATTTATTGGGATCGCTGATGCTACCCTCAACCGATCCAAGGTCGCCCATACAAATAAATTCTGTGGCACAATCATTCGTCGGTATCAGCAAAGATTACTCTATCTACACAAAGGGCAGTGTGATAGCTGCCACTGTGCTAGATAAATTAACTGACGCAATAAATGCCGCCTATAATAATGTGTTAATTGATGCTATCACTTATAATAAACTACTAAGCATTGGGGCAAATAGTATTCCTGCATTGGGCAATACACCCCCATCTACATATACCTTCAATGGTAATACTAATACAGGAAGCCCACAGGGTATCACTGCCTCATGGTTACCTTGGCAAGGAGATCCATCTGCACCCACTGGTTCGTTTACGCAATGGGGTTGGATTAGGATGTTTGCGTTACAAGCATGGAATGAGTTTAATTGGAATGGATTACAGACTTCTAACGCAGAATACAAAAATTTTTGCACGGTCTTCTCACAGGTAACGGGATTCACACAAGCAACAAATTCTAGCATAAATGCAATTGCTAATAGCACTACTTTCGCTGAGGGCAGTTTTAGTAATATGAACGACATGATTACAGGCGATGTAACGGGTGTTAGTTTGGCAACAGTTCAATTTGGGCAAGATTTAATCGCCACAGGTAAAAGCATAGATTTATCAACTATTTCATCTTTTGGATTACCATCCTCACTTTTAAAAACAGTCAACAAATATAACGGGGTCAGTCAATCATTATCATTGGCACTTATAGCTAGCGGATTATCAACCTTAGATATTCAAACAATATTTTCTGGTACGCCCACGATAGAGCAAGAACAAAAAATCTATGGGGCGTTTTTAATAATTACTGGCGAAGATTTAAAGAATGTTTGTATCACGCTAAATTGTAAAACTGCCAATCTCGAATCACTGGCAGACCTTCTTAATGTTAAAAAATTGTTTCCAAATTCGTATAAAACATTAACAGTGCCCTTATATAATATATTAGATGTCCCTTCGAATAGCAAAACTTATTATTTAATTTATGATGGCGATAGTGTTAGTTCAAGATTGTCGGGTCCTAGTATAGCGCAGCAAGTCGGCATTCTAACCCCATCCGGTCCTCCCCCAATTCAATTGGGAAAAGCATTGGGGATAATACAAGAATTGCGTCCAGGATTTGATTCTTATTTAGGTAATATTTTACCCACCGATCAAGCCATCGCTGCAGGTGCCTTTGGTTTCTCAATGCGACAAATTAAGAATATTACTGAAATACCTATTGAAAAATTTGCTCAAGTAGTAGCCAATTTAGAGACTGTTGTGGGGTTGAATTTACTCCAAGGTATATCTCAGCCAGTAGATTCTGGATTGGCTAGTCTAGCCGCATCAACTGTAGCCAATGGCACGGGGCCAAACGGGGCTTATACTATGTCCGATTTTTTTGGATGCATGTCCGGAATACCATATGCCTGGCGTGATATCCAGCGGTTGATTCAAGAATTACAAACTGAAACCCTAAAAACAATTTACGATCAGATAAGTGTCGAAGTTCTAAATCCAGTGCCTGCATTAGACGCATTGATAGCCGCAGCAAACGCAGAAATAGCAATAATTTCTACTAAAAACTTAGAAAAAACAAAGATTTTAAACACCCTTTGGAATAATACCGGTGTTCAACTTACAGTAGAACAAACAGCAAGAGCCATCGCATTACAACCAGTCCCCTCACCTCAAGAACCAGATCTGGGTGTTTCACCTGATGCCCAAATAGGGTTTGTAGATAGTATACCCGAGTGGTCTAAAAACACATTACCGCATATGCACGCCCAAACTTTGGAGGCTATCGCAGATTGGAATAGCATTGGTGGTCAAAGCTTGATTGGAATGATGCGGGAACAACGCAACAAAGACCGATTAGCACAAATGGGGACTCCTGCCAGTAATATTGACGATAACTTAAATCCCAAACAACAACAAATACTGTTGTCAAATGGTACATCCCCCACTGCAAAGAAGGGAATTGTATTACCAGGTATAGGATGTAATATAGATGCTAATACTATTTTCACCCTGCCAGGATCTTTGCAAGTCCGAAATAATAATGAAACAATTATACCGCAGCCTTTTGGGTATTTTAATCCAAATGATGAGCAGTATTATATCACCAATCAAAATATAGGTGGTCAGGGAGGAACTACTGTATTGGGAGAACTAACAATACTGGGATCTATACAATCGCTAGTAACAACTAATACTAGTGGAAATGTCTTGGGACCTTATTGTGATGGTACCGGTCCAGATGGTAATAATACCATTCAACCCATACTAGTGGGCGCGAAAATATCTACTGGTATGGGCAACCCCGTAGATACAGGTAATGTAGAAGAGCCTGGCAGTCTAGCAGGATCCCAATTCAAAGATACCATACCAGATAATTTAAATCTTGCGTATACATCAGGAATATTAAGCCCAGCCTCATATAGCACAGACGAAGCAACGGATGAGGTTACTAGGTGCAATTGTGATTGTTGGTTAGAATAACCAATTAATTTCACTTAAATGATTATATACAGTATAATATTGTACTGTAGAGGAGACTATTATGAAAAAACACGCATTTAATGCTAAATGGATTGCTATTTTTGTAGTAGCAGTTATCGCCATGTTTGGTGGAAATAACCACTTTTATCAACCAGAAAGTACTTGGACCCCACAAGCGATCCAAATTACGCCTTTAGCTAAACCTAAATTGCGGGTAACTAGCATCGTGCCCACATTAGATCCTCTACAACTAGAATGTTTGGCTAAGGGTATCTATTATGAAGCCAGGGGAGAAATTATTCATGGCCAAATTGCAGTCGCCAGAGTTATCATGAATCGAGTAAAGCACCATTCATTTGGTAATACCCCGTGTGCGGTTGTTAATCAAGCGAATATAGTTAATATTACCAATACAGATGGCGAAACAGTTAAAGTAAAAGTTTGTCAATTTAGTTACATGTGCGAAAATAAATCTGCGGTAAATAAAAATAGCCAAGTTTACCAAAGAGCATTGAAAATAGCACAAGAGGTTTTATTATATGACGCTCATGCAGAAATTCTACCCAAAAATACATTATTCTTTCATAGTGTAAATGTAGCTCCAAATTGGGGTTACCGGCGCGTAGCAGTAATTGGCAATCATGTATTTTACGCCAAGGGCAAGTAATGATATTTAAATCAGGTATCCAAAGGGTTGATTCTGAAAAAGAGCAATATCTTGCTAGACAGGCTGCTCTTGGTAATACCATTGAAAACAGTGATGATGTTAAGGCCATGGTCGAGTATTATGATAAAAAGGCAGTTGAATACTCTTCCGAAAATTCTAAATGGGGCATTGATAATCTAGAATATGATTTGAGGATGTCTGCTTATATAGTAGACAAATGTAAAGATAAACTATACTCGCAACATTTATATGCCGCACTTTGTAACAATGATTTCATCAAAAATGAGCCTTGGCCAATACTACAAGAAATTATTTGGTCATGTACATGGCGTAGTGCAGGAGGCATAGTTGCTGCTATTAGATCAGAGGGTGACTATATGGATTGGTACTGTTCGGGCATTGTAGATTGTGCTGAAAATGAGGGGTTTGTTTTTGATGACTTGCGTGAGGACCAAAAACAAGCATACAAAGAAAAATTGGCTTCGGTTGCTGAAGGAATAGTTACCGATGAAATTAAAAAAGATTTACTAAAAATAGGTTGGTTAGTAAAAGCAGGTGATGGAACTAGGAATTGGTAAAATTGATATTTGACAAAATAATCATCCCCGTGTATAATCCACTTCAAATCATTAAAAAACAGCAGTAATTAATCATTTTTTTAACTTTAGACTAAATAACTTACTATGAATAACTTTTCAACTATTACCCAGCATATGGAACTTTGGTCATTATCGGCCGGGCAATCCTTTGCGAAGGTAATGCCCACAAGTATCCGAGGTTATAATGTCCAAAGAGGACACTCAGGGAACAGGTAAAATGTAAAAATACACTTTTATCTTAACCCTGAGAATCGAAAGGTCTCAGGGTTTTTTGTTATGTAGTGAGTGTGTATGGGAAACGCGATCCTGCCCCGCACTTAAAACATGGGGCTATAATGAGGGCGGCCTACCGGATGAGAAGTCTATGGCGTTAACATAGATGGTAAAATGGTAGAGTAGTAAAGCATATCAGGCTGGTCGTAAAATCATCGTTGGACTTTAAGACTTGGTATGCTTTACTACACACATTCGTAAGAGTGTGTCAATTGGGGTATAGTGTAACGGCAGCACCCTTCACTTTGACTGAAGTAGTTTAGGTTCAAATCC